TTAGGGCCAGACTTACAACTAAAATGAAACCTCTTCCAACGTAAAGAACGCGGAACAATACCCTTATGGGTATACCCTAGTTGTTTTCAGAACTCGATACCAAATTTATAGAAAGGTATAATATCTACACTTCTCTTCGAAGGAGATGTTATACTATATAAATCTGGATCTGGTTCTGATTTTAAAGCCCTAGTAGAAAATAAAATAGTTAAAGTAAATCTTATATAGATAAAATCTTCTTTAAGTATTTTATTAATAATACTAGGACCTAAACAAATTGGAATACCCTGAGTAGATAATCTTACTTTCTTTGATCTTAATGGATTACCTGATAAGTAATTCATCAGATCACCCCGGACTGCTTTAACATAAGCAAAACCGGAAGCTAAACCCCTAGAAAGGAAAACCTTTCTAAGGTTAGCTATTAAGTAAGAAAAGTCTCTAAGGTTAACAGAAGAAAGGTTCCCACCTTTCTTCATTCAGCCCAATGTTAAAGTCAAGAGGTCAAAATGTTTAATAATATTTTGATTTCTTTTCATGTTTCATTGGGGTTAACACTCAATAAGGGATGAGATGGGCCCAGCTCGAAGGGTTAAATTCGAGAGGCTGTTTAAGCCTAGATTTAGGTAATCGAAAGATTATCTAAATCCCCGGGGAAACCGGAGTTTGTTACGCTCCGATTTAAACCCCCCTGGATTCTCACCAGGGAGTCCTCTAAAACATCCCATTACAGGATATTAAAGGGCAGACCTTCTCCAGAACGGATCATCCTTATTCATAGGAAGATCCCTTGGGGAGTGAGAATAATACTGAAGATATTCTTCAAGTATTTTACCTACTCGTGCCACTGCTAATGCTGAAGTTTGATTTTCTCTATCAATAAAGATAGAATCACTCAAAGGTATTGTCATTGACCTTAATAAAACAGGTCAACTACCTAACATTGTAGTATGTATTAATTTAGATTGTTTTAAACAATCTAAATATACTTGCTCAATGTTACCTCAAGCATGTAGCATTGGATTTTCGAGTAGTGTCCAGGCATTTGGTGTATCTTCGGGTAATCCTGTGATAAACATAACTAAATTATTAGCTATGTCCCCTAAAGGTTTACCTTTAGGTTTTAAAACAGGGTCACTACTACTGAACAAATCTAAAGCGATATCAGAAAGGATAGTATTACCTGTCCAGTCTGATATTTCATTTAGATTTGGGAGATTTAATTTCCAGGCAATTTGGCTAATACCAAATCCTGCAGATCAAACTCCAGTTATTACTTTCGTAATAGCCTCAGTAATATAAGATTTAATCTCCATGTTCTTTCTAAAAGAACGTTTATGGTTTTTAAATCTACCGTAGAAATCACCAACCATCTCATCTATTCTGAAGTCAAATCCTCTTTCATTTTGTTGAATTAATAAATCAGTTAAGAAATAATATTTCTTACCACAATTTTTTAAAGCAGAAAATGGAAAAGGACTAATCTCTTGGCCTTTATGAATTCACCGTTTGGCAAATTCTAAAGTTGTCTTTGAAATATGGGTTTTAGCCATACTAACATCAACACCAAGAGATTTAATAACTTCAAGATAGAGTTTCCCAACATCTTCATCACCAATTAATATATCGTCACCTAGTAAACAATAGTTAAGGGTTTTTCAATCCTTACCTAAATATTTACATATGACGAAAATTACATAGTGATGTGCTAAAGCAAAAGAAGCCCATGATGAGTAGAACCCCATAGGATTACCTACGGAGTAAGATAAGGATTGTACCTTATCTCCTTTTCCATAACGGAAAGGGAAACCTACCATAATGGTCTTTCAAGCTTTAACATACGACGGAGGTAAATGAGAGGATAGAACTAAAGAAATTAAGTCAATTGGAAATCTATCTGTAGCTGCCGATAAATCGACACTATAATAGATAGGCCAATCCTTAATTCTTTCTCTAAATGCCCCTTGATTAAAAGTCATATCTTGAGGAATTTTCTTTAATACTTTATAAAGGTAATTATGTAAACCTTTAAGTACTGTTTGACTAAAGTAATCGCCTATGGCGATAACCCTAGTCTTACCCTCTTTATCTGCGAAGCTTGTTATCTTACGATAACAGTCTCCCTTTTGAAAAGGAAAGAAATCTCCTAAGAGATGACCTAGATCAAGAGCGGCCCTTATGAAGAAAGAGAGTTTTAGTCCTCCTAACTCAATGATGCATTCTTGAAGCTGTTTAGGCAACAAAAATAAATCAGTGAGTCAGTAGTTTAAAGCATGGCCATTAGGGCCAGACTTACAACTAAAATGAAACCTCTTCCAACGTAAAGAACGCGGAACAATACCCTTATGGGTATACCCTAGTTGTTTTCAGAACTCGATACCAAATTTATAGAAAGGTATAATA